TGCATCACCAATTGCAGCTGGTACAGGAACACCAATTATTGGTATTTACAACCCTGCTAACAGTGGTAAAAATATTGTTCTAATTCGTTTGCAACAAGCAACAACATCAGGTACACCTGGTGGACCATTAGTTTGGAACATTATTCCTAACCCACAAAACATTACAGCAGCTACAACTGCTTCTGGTAATACTGCTTACAATAACTCCTCACTAGCACAGTCTGGTTCAGTTGCAAGATTGTTTAACAACTTACCAGTTACTGGTTCCACAGCAGGCACTGCTTTCCGTAATGCAGGTGGCCCAACAGCTGTTGCAGCAACTGGTGCAATTTTGACTTATACAGAAGTGTATGACGGTTCATTGATCCTTCCACCTGGACAGATGTTAGGTTTGGCATGTACTGCTGCTGGTACTTCACACGTTATCAACGTATTTGCTGAATGGGAAGAAATTCCTGTTTAATGTTGATATGCATTAAAGAAACTGCCTTCGGGCAGTTTTTTTATTTCCTGTTTTAATAAATAAATCACTATGAATACATTTGACAAAAATATGGAACAAATATTTGATGTAACACCAATTGAAGAAGAAAAGAAAAAACCTTCTGAAATCGTTGCAGTAAAATATAATGAACCAGATGTAAAACAAGACCTGACTGATGCCTACCAACAGTCAAAAGAAAACCTGCAAGAAATTATTGACCAGGGTAAAGAAGCCATGGAAGAAATATTAAATATCGCCAAAGCAGGTCAACACCCCAGAGCCTTTGAAGTATATGGTACTCTACTAAAAAACATGGTAGATGCCAATAAAGAACTTCTAAACATCCAAAAGACCATGAGGGATATGGATAAGAAAAAAGAAGGTGACACCAAGATTGACAAGGCTATCTTTGTAGGTTCAACGGCAGAATTAAATAAATTTTTGAATAATAAGAATGATTGAAGATGTTGATTTAAAATACGGTGAAGCTTATCGTGACAACCCGTTACTTAAAAAAGCCGGTGTCAAGGTAGAATATACACAAGAACAAGTTGAAGAATACATCAAGTGTGCCAAAGACCCAATCTATTTTGCCAAAAATTATATAAAGATTGTTAACGTTGATGAAGGTCTAATCAACTTTAAAATGTGGAAGTTCCAAGAGCAGATGTTAAAGCTCTTTGCGAACAATCGTTTTGTTATCACAAAGTGTCCTCGTCAGGTTGGTAAGACAACAACCACTGTGGCATATATGTTATGGGCAACCATCTTTACAGACCAACAAAACTGTGCTGTTCTGGCCAATAAAGGTTCTCTTGCTCGTGACATTCTTGCCAAGTATTGTTTGGCATATGAAAACTTACCAATGTGGCTTCAACAAGGTGTGGTTACCTGGAACAAAGGTAACGTAGAACTAGAGAACGGGTCTAAGATTATCGCAGCGTCTACATCTAGTTCCGCCATTCGTGGTGGTTCTTTTAACATTGTATTCTTAGATGAATTCGCTTTCGTTCCGACCAATATTGCGGAAGAATTCTTTAACTCCGTTTACCCTGTAATTTCATCAGGTAAAAAGACAAAGATTATTATTGTTTCCACTCCAAACGGTATGAACCTGTTCTACAAATTGTGGATGGATTCTCTAAACAAGAAAAATAACTATGTTAATTTTGAAATTCATTGGTCTATGGTACCTGGTCGTGATGAAAAGTGGAAAGAAGAAACAATCCGCAACACCTCCGAACGACAGTTCTCACAGGAGTTTGAAACAGAATTCTTGGGTTCTTCTAATACTCTCATTTCTGGTTACAAACTACAAAGTCTGGTATACAAAGACCCTGTAGACCAACATGATTTATTGAAAATCTATGAACATCCAGTCAAAGAGGGTGTTAATGAAGCCAAGTCTGACCACTTATATTGTATAACTGTAGACGTTTCGGAAGGTAAAAATCTGGACTGTTCAGCATTCTCTGTTATTGATATCTCACAGACACCATATAAACAAGTGGCAACATATAAGAGTTCATCAATTACACCTATTCTTTTCCCAACTGTCATCTATAATACTGCCAGATATTACAATGATGCGTATGTATTGGTAGAAATTAATAACAATCCACAAGTTGCAGAGTCATTGCACACCGATTTTGAATATGAAAACTTATGGAAGATTTTTACAGGCAATAAGAAACCGCAGCAACTATCTGCTGGTTTTGCCCGTGGCATTCAGATGGGACTGAAAATGTCTCCTCAAGTCAAGGCGATTGGTTGTTCAAACCTTAAAACTTTGATTGAAGGAGACAAACTTCTAATTAACGATTTTGATACATATTCCGAATTGACAACTTTTATTCAACAAAAGAATTCATTCTCAGCTGAACAAGGTGCCAATGACGATATGGTAATGTCTTTGGTTATATTCTCTTGGGTAACAACTCAGCAATACTTCAAAGAGATTGTTAACCACGACATACGTAAACAGATTCAATTGGAAAATATGAATCAAATGGATGATGATATACTTCCGGCACCTATCATAGAAGATGGACTGGATCATGAATTTGAAATGATGGGTGGAGATATGTGGGAGGTTGCAGATGGTTCCGAAACATATTCAAAATTCATAAGAGACCTAAAGAATAGGTTGTAAATACCTTCTTTCATAAATATCACTATGGTATCTTATTACCACTAGAACACATAATAATTCAAGGAGAATAAAATGGCGTTTCAAATCTCTCCAGGCGTAAACGTAACTGAAGTTGACTTAACAACTGTCGTACCCTCAGTTCTGACTACAGCCGGTGCTTTCGCTGGAACATTTCCATGGGGTCCAGCCAATCAAATAGTATCAACCGATAGTGAAATTAATTTAGTTAGAAATTTTGCACCTCAAGGTCCTGATTCCGATTCAATAATTTCTTTCTTTACTGCTGCAAACTTTTTATCATATGGCAATAATTTAAAAATAGTTCGTGCAGTTGGATCAACATCTAACAATGCAACTGCATCAGCAAATGTACAAATATTAAATCCATCATCTTTTGAACTTTCTTTATTGAATCAAAACAATGCTAATACATATGGTCCCTTTATTGCAAAATATCCAGGTTCTTTAGGTAATGGTATTAAAGTTGAAGTCTTTGACTCTGCAAATTCTACATTGTTTAATTCATGGACTTACAAAAATTATTTCCAATCAGCACCAAACACATCAGCATATGCTTCTTCTGTTAGTGGTGCAAACGATGAAATTCACATTGTTGTACTTGATTCTACTGGTAAATTTACAGGTGTTGCAAACACAGTACTTGAAACATTCCCATTTGTATCTAAAGCCTATGACGCAACATTAAATGGCAACACAAATTACTATAAACAAGTATTGTTTGACCAGTCAAAATATGTTTATGCAACCGATCCAGTTGATTATGCAAACACATCTGCCACATGGGGTCAAACAGCATCTGGTAGAACTTTTGCAAGAATCAGTACATCAACATATGCAGGTGGTAATATTACCACAATATTGTCAAATGGTACAGATGTAGTACCAACAACAGGCAATTTACAAACTGCATACGACCAATTCAAAAATAAAGATGCAATTGATGTTTCTTTAGTTATTACTGGCGATGCAAACACAACTTTACAAAACTACATCATCAGCACAATTGCTAATCCTGATGTATTGACTGATGCACGTAGAGATTGCGTGGTATTTGTATCACCTCCATCTTCAGCAGTTGTAAATAAATCTGGCCAAGAGTCATCATTAATTTCAACTTGGGCATCTTCATTGACACAATCATCTTATGTCTTTGCGGACTCTGGTTGGAAATACCAGTATGACAAATACAACAACATATATCGTTGGATTCCATTGAACGGTGATATTGCTGGTCTGTGTGTTTCAACAGATACCGAAAGAGACCCATGGTATTCACCTGCTGGTTTGAATCGTGGTTCAATTAAAAATGCAATTAAACTTGCATGGAATCCATCAAAAACAGATAGAGATACAATCTATTCTATTGGTGTAAATCCAGTTGTATCTTTCCCTGGACAAGGTGTTGTTCTATATGGTGACAAGACACTACAAAATAAACCATCCGCATTTGACAGAATCAATGTACGTAGATTGTTTATTACACTAGAAAGATCCATTTCTAATGCAGCTAAATTCTCATTGTTTGAATTGAATGATGAATTCACTAGAGCACAATTTGTTTCTTTAGTTACACCATTCTTGCGTGATGTACAGGGTCGCCGTGGTATTACAGACTTTAAAGTGGTTTGCGATACTACAAACAACACTCCTCAAGTTATTGACAGTAACCGGTTTGTTGGTGACATTTACATTAAACCTTCTCGTTCAATCAATTATATTCAATTGAACTTTGTTGCCGTTGCAACTGGCGTTGACTTTACAACAATCGTTGGTTCAGCTTAATAAATAAAACGAAATAGGAGAAAACAATGGCATTTAACGTAGCAGAATTCAGAGCTAATATGACTGGTGACGGTGCCCGTCCCAATCTATTCTCTGTCTCTTTAGTGTACCCAATTATTGCGACTAACGGTTCTTTAGCTGGTTCAAAAACAACATTCATGGCCAAAGCATCACAATTACCAGGTTCTTCTATCGGAACTGTACCTGTTAATTACTTTGGTCGTGAATTGAAGTTTGCTGGTAACAGAACATTCGCAGATTGGTCTTTAACAATCATGAATGATGAAGATTTTGTAGTTAGAAATTCTTTAGAATCATGGATGAACGCAATCAACAGCAACACATCAAACTTGCGTAACACTACAGCAAATAGACCTGCATCATATACAACTGATGCAATCGTTACACAATATGGTAAAGCTGGTGATATTCTAAAAACTTACAGATTTGTTGGTTTATTTCCAGTAGATTTGGCACCAATCGAATTAGATTGGGGTTCAAATGATGCAATAGAAGAATTCCAAGTAACCTTTGCTTATCAATATTGGGAAGCAAATACAACTACTTGATTTTTATGCGGAGGGCCTAGTGCCCTCCTTTATGTTACTTTGATTTTATTATTAAGAAAAAAATATGGCAAATATAAACAATAAGTTTTCACTTTTTGGTTTCACTATATCACGTGACCAGACTGAACAGGAGAAATCCGTTCAGCAATCTTTTACGCCTCCTAATTCTGATGATGGTGCATTAACCATACAATCTGCGGCCTATTATGGTACGTATGTTGACCTTGACGGTACTGCAAAGAATGAGGTAGAACTTATTTCTCGCTATCGTGAAATGGCCATGCAACCTGAAATAGAATCGGCAATAGATGATATTGTTAATGAAGCTATTGTACAGGACGATGATGGTAAAATTACTGAAATTGTTTTAGATGATTTAAAACAACCAGATAAAATTAAAAAAGCCATGAAAGAAGAATTTAATACCATTCTTCGTTTGTTTAATTACAAAAATATGGCACAAGATATCTTTCGTAGATATTACATTGATGGTAGATTGTATTATCATATTATCATTGATAAAGAAAATCCAGTTGAAGGCATCAAAGAATTACGCTACATTGACCCACGTAAATTACGTAAAGTTCGTGAAATTAAAAAACAAAAAGATGAACGTACCGGTGTTGAAGTTTTAAATACGATTAATGAATACTATATTTACAATGACAAGGTAGTATCAGGTTCTTCTTCCAACTATGGTCCAGTTGGTGTTCGTATTACCACTGATTCTATTGTATCAATCGTGTCTGGTCTTATGGATTCTCGCCGTGCAGTTGTATTGTCATATCTACACAAGGCAATCAAACCATTGAACCAGTTGCGTATGATTGAAGATGCAACAGTTATCTATCGTATCTCACGTGCCCCAGAACGCCGTATTTTCTATATTGACGTTGGTAACTTACCAAAATTAAAAGCAGAACAATATCTGCGTGACATTATG